GGTATGGGATTAAGAGAAGTGCTAAAAAGGGTAATACATAAAGGTTGGTAGACGAACCTAAACCAAAAAAATCTGGTAGAAGAAGAGTAAAAGATTTAAATACTCCTTTAACTATTAAAGAAAAAAAAGCACGTAAGTCTGCTCAAGATTTATTACGTGAAAAAAAAGAACAGTTAGAAAAAGCACAAGCTAACTATTGGTCTACCAAAAGTAAATTAAAAAAGATTGATAATGTATTAGAAGGGAAAGAACAACTTATTGAAAAAGATAAGATTGAAGAAACAACTCCTAATATTAGAGAAGCTATCAAAGATAGAGAAGTTATCTTTGAACCCAATGAGGGACCACAAACAGAATTTCTAGCAGCATCCGAAAGAGAAGTATTTTACGGAGGAGCAAGAGGTGGAGGTAAATCATACGCAATGTTGGTTGACCCACTTCGTTATTGTGATAAACAAAAACACAGAGCATTATTAATTAGACGGACAATGCCTGAGTTAAGAGATTTAATAAATCATTCACAACAACTATATCCAAAAGCTTATCCCGGTGCTAAATGGAGGGAACAAGAAAAAGAATGGAAGTTTCCTTCTGGTGCTAGAATCGAGTTTGGATATGCGGAAAACTTAACTGATGCTTTACGTTACCAAGGACAATCATATACTTGGATTGGAATAGATGAACTACCGCAATATCCTACCGAAGATATATATAATTTTCTTCGGTCCTCTTTGAGAAGTGTAGACCCAGAGATTCCTGTCTATATGAGAGCAACAGGTAATCCGGGAAACGTAGGTTCATTATGGGTAAAGAATATGTTTGTTGACCCTGCCGTACCTAATACAAAGTTTGATATAGATATTAAAACACCAACAGGTATTAAAAAAATATCTAGAAGATTTATTCCTGCTAAACTAGAAGATAATCCTTACCTTATGCAGACTGATGATTATTATGCTATGTTGGCATCATTACCAGAAGTACAAAGAAAACAATTCTTAGATGGTAACTGGGAAGCATTTGAAGATTCATCTTTTCCAGAGTTTAGTAAAGATATACACGTTATTAAACCTTTTGATATTCCAAGAAACTGGATGAAGTTCAGAGCATGTGACTGGGGATATAGTTCACCGGCATGTTGTTTATGGATAGCTGTTGACTTTGATAATAATCTATTCGTTTACAGAGAATTGTATACACAAAAGGTTACTGCAGATATGTTTGCTAGAAAAGTATTAGATGCAGAAGAAGGTGAATACATTCGATACGGAGTATTAGATAGTTCTACTTGGGCAAGACGAGGTGATATAGGACCGAGTATTGCAGAAACAATGATACTAGAAGGATGTCGTTGGAGACCCTCTGATAGAAGTCCTCGAAGTAGAATAGCAGGTAAATTAGAAATACATAAAAGATTAAGACCGGATGAAGAAACAGGATATCCATCTTTATTTATTTTAGATAACTGTGTTAATTTAGTTAGAACATTACCAATGTTACCGACAGATAAAAATAATCCGGAAGATGTAGATACTCATGCAGAAGACCATGCTTACGATGCACTACGATATGGTTGTATGAGTAGACCAATACATCCTATTAGACAAGATTTTATAGATAAAGTAAACGAACCAAAACGAGCAAAACCTGCAGATAGTGTGTTTGGATATTGAGTTGTTTATCTTTACTTGTTGCTTTATCAACACATATAGGATTAGATAATAATTATAACTCTATACATCCTCATGCTCGATGTACACTAGATAACACTATACTAGGAGTATATTACAATAGTGAATATAGTTTAAGTTCTTATGTCGGTAAAACATATGACTATAAAGACTTAGAAATAGAATATGGTTTAGTTACAGGTTACACAGGAGCACCTATAGCACCAATGTTAAGAGTTAAAAAAGATAATTTTTTTATTGCACCTGCATATGAAGTTACAGGAAACGTAGGTGTTGTTATAGGTTTAGAGTTTAATTTAAAATGAAAGATATTAAAATAGGATATAAAAATTATAAAGTAAAAAATTTAGATTCCATAGTATCTAAGTGTAATGAAATAAACGGACAGTTTCTTGCATCAGATGGAATGATAGCTTTATCCTCTACAGAAGATTCTGTATCTCATGCGAATACATTTATACATGAAATATTACATGCGATTGTATATCAATGGGGAATAGAATTAGATGATAAAGAAGAAGAAAAAATTTGCAATACTCTTGCGAATGGACTAACAACTGTATGTGTAGACAATCCTTGGTTATTACCTTACATACAGAAACAACTAAAAGGAGAAAAATAAAATGGCAATCATGAAAAAATATGTACAGGGTGAATTACCTGAGAACATGTATGGAAACGAAGCCTCTAAGCAAGGCGATTCCAAAACTAATGTTGTAAAAGGTGGTTCAGCTTTTCCTGCTGACTATGCTGAAGGTGGAGTAAACAAAGACTTCCCTAAAGAAAAGAAAAGCACAGTAGAT